CTAATATTTACTGCTGACATTTTAAATCCTCGATTAAGTTATATAATTATTTTACTACTAGTTAGTAGCCGAAGTTTCTTATTATTAGTATCCAAATTCCGAATCAACAGGAGTATAAGCCTGTTCCATTCTCATGTGTCTAAGCTGACCAAAGATATCATTTACTCTTGGCCTAGACATAATAAGATACCTTAAGGCATCATAAGCATGATCAGGAGCATGTGTATCAACATCTTCGGGGTTAGATTTATCCAGAGGAATACTTTGGAGTTCTTTTATCAAGTTAGGACAGCTATTGAATATTTGTATTTTTGGTCTGCCGCTTGGTTGAACTCTTAAGTATTCGTGGATTTGAATCTTTCCTTGAATTCTGTTCTTGTCTGCTCTACGCAGTTTATGCCCAGCACGTTGAAGTGTCTCTCCAACTGTAGGGCCTGTTGTACCTGTTCTATTCCATGCTGCTGTGTCTAATACACCTTGAACAGAGAAAGGGTCTTGAAGCTCCATATTAGTAATCATTGCAGCGAGATCAACACCTGTTAAACCTTTACGATATAACTCTCTGTATATAATTAATGTTCCGTCACTAGGATCAACACAACCCCAGATACAAGAACTTTCAGAGGCATAGCCGTAGTCAATTCCTTTTATTCTTTCCCAACCTACAGGTATTTCAAAAGGTGTAATAACATGAACAGCCATATCGAACTCTGTAAAGGCTGCACCTTCTGTAATATCCCAGTTGCCTTCTAGGAGCTGTCTACGTTGTACTTCTGGTAGAGCTTTAAGCATTTGTTCGTATCTACCATCTGTAGACAGATACGGATTGTCTTCTAAACGTGCTGGTATAAATCTTCTTGTTAAGCCGTCCTGACCTACATACGATGTATTAGGTGGTGATGGACTTACATATCGTTTCTTTACCCACGTTGCACCAGCACCACCGGGGTTAGCTGTACATCGCATATAAGGTGTAATTAAAGAATCTGTTGTTCTTAGTCGTGAGGCTAAGTAGTTCCAAGCAAACTCTGTTGTTAAGTGAGTGATCTCATCGAAACCAATCCAACTATATGCCTGTCCCTGATAGCGGTAAACATCTGCATCTCTTTCTAGATAACCAAACTCTAGTTTAGCTCCACTAGGAAACGTCCAGATCTTCTCAACTTCTCTAAACTTACAACCCGGAAAAGCCTTGGGATATAACTCCCTAGACTTATCTATTAACTCTCTTAGTTCAGGCATTGAACGTCGAAGTATCAAAGCCCTGTGAGCAGACCTGTGTGCAAACCTCAGAGGGTCTATGATCATCGCATAGGACTTACCACCCCCTGCTGCACCACCGTAGAGAACGTCTGTCTCAGGGGCTGCTAAGAAGTCTGTCTGCGGCCCTTCGTTTGGTCTAAAGATAACATTCTCTAATGCTTCTTCTTTTAACCTAGTAGGTAGACTCTCAATGTCTGCTACAATCTTACCTTCAGTTGATACTTCTTTATTGTCTAATTTATTTAGGGTAGATCGCGAAGTCTTTAGAGAGTTCTTTTGATTCTTTAACTTTAATTCAGCTTTTGCTATTAACTTTTCTTTTGTACGTACTGCTTTATTAGCAGCTAGTCTAGCCTTAGTAGAAGAGCTAAAGTTATATCCTCTGGACTTAGTACCTTTCTTACGACCTCCTTTTTTCTTTGGAGTACCATCAACCTTTAAGACAAAGTTACCTTCTTCGTCTTTTAAGTAGTCATCTGGCTTAACTTCCCAATCTTTCATATATTAAGTTTTTTAGCCCTTGATGACTTATTTTTCTATCTGTTTTATATTCTAACCAAGCAGAGCCTTCACGAAGACTAAGCGAACCTTCAACAACTAAAGCTTTGATTGTCTGTAAAGCTAGAAGTTCCTTAGGAACCTCCTCTAGCATTTTAGGATCTTCTTCTGTTACTTTGTACCCAAAGGGAATAACACTACTACGTTTCGGGATGTTCAATTATTATCTCTTCTTTTGCAGGTAAAATAAATACTCCACCTGAAACAGTGTGACTAACATCTAGCCTATCAGACTTTCCTAGTCCAATACGATCTAAGATGGTCTGTGCAGCCTGTAGCCTTATATTAGCTTGAGGTACTGGTTGCTCAGAATTCATAATTGAAGTCAGTTTAAGTGCAGCTTGAGGTGCAGATTGTGCGAGGATATTGGATGCAAGGTCTATTATTTCAGTCTTTAAAGATTTTGTAACCTGTCCATGATTCCCCGCATAACCTGCAAGCTCTGCTGCTTTCTTCGGATCACCTCCTACCTCTTCTAGATAACCTAGAAAGTCTTGTTGTTTTGTTGTGAGTTGTTTTTTATTGGTCATGGGTAATAGTATAGGGCTAGGTACAGCATCTGTCAAGTCTTTTCTTATTTATTTCAAAAGACTTGACAAATGCTCATCCTGACGCTATACTACTTATAGCCCCACCGGGGCCACATATGAATATATATATATCTCTCTAGAGGCTTATAAGCCCCGCATAAGTACTTTTAAGATCCCTTAACGTTACTAGTACCCCCTAGATACTTAAGTACTTTTAAGCCCTGCATAAACACATTCTATAAAGCCCTCTATAAAGACACCTGTCTCCAGAGTCTAGTTGACACTTCGAAATCCTCTAAAATGTACGTGATTGTGTATATATACCCCACCCCCCCATGGCCACCTGCCCCGCCCCTCTAAAGATCTCCAAAGATCTCCAAAGATCTATGATATACCCACAGCAAAGCTAGGGAATACTCCAAAGATCTTTGAAGCATCTACATAATTTTCTATAGGCCGCTACTTGACAGACTCCAAAGACCTTAAAAGAACCTTCAGAGTTAGCAATATCTACAGAGGTTTCTATAGCTTTCAATAGGTTAAATAGTTTTTTACAACTCTCCTTAACATACCCCTAAGAATAAACTAATCAACTGCTATGAGCTTCTGAACCTTTATAGCTTGGCCCTTGGTTAACCTTAGAATTTTATTCTTTTAAATAAATAGTATGGGTGGAGGGCTTCAAAGATCTTCACTAAACCTCCATTATTGTTTTCTGGAAAGTCTTTCATTTCTTCTGGTAAAGTGTCTACATCAACTTAACAACATAAGGGATATACAGATGACTAACACTTTGCAGAATATCAGAACCAACAGGGTTAACCTGAATCAAGCCGACAAGGATATCCTACGGGACGCACTCCATGGATCTAAAGTCGCCGTGTTGAACACTCTTGAAAAAATGGAGGCAAAAGAAGGTGGGAATGCACCTGCTATTAAAATGCTCCTGAGAGGAAGGATTAAAACGCTCGCCAAGTTAAATGAAAAGCTTGGATTAGTATAGACCAAACAGGGCGAAAGCACCAAATCAAACAAACACAAAGGGAACCAAACGATGTCGGACTATAACGGATACACCAACAGAGAAACATGGCTTATTAATTTATACCTTGGCGAGTACTTCCAAGAGGTAGCCAATGACGGCGAGCATCTAATGGCGGATTATATAGAGTCTACTGTTTGGGACATGCTAGGAGAGGCCAATATCCCCGACATATTCAAGGACATGATAGACCTCGGTGCAGTTAACTGGCGAGAGCTTGCAGAGCTGTACTTATCAGAAGCAGCATAGGAGCATAAGACAATGCAGTTAAATGAAAAGATCGAAGAATTCTACTTTGATATGACACCTGACACCGCTCGAAAGGTCTTCAGAGAACTCAGAGACTACCCGCAGGTACGTTCGCAAGTCAGCCAACATACAAAAGCGTTAGGATTTAAAATTCTTCTGGCAGAAGGTAGGCATAGCAAGGCGCATTTAGAACAGATCTATGCAGCTTAAAACAAACGGAGAGAAAGCCCATGGTAACGCCAACAAAAGAACAGACCACCGCGTATCAAAAACTAAGGGAAGCGGGCGAGCTGGAAAATATGACGGGCTACAAGGTCGCCGACAATGAGATATACATCATCAAGTCCGACATTATAATTGCAATACTTCATGACGGCTTAATAACTAAGCACATTAACCTAAGGACATAAAGACCATGAACAATAAAAAATACACAGCATTAGACATGGCAAGCGCCAGCCTCTGGGGTTCACTCTTTATACTGACACTATTAATCATCGTCAATCAATTCTGGGGAGCATAAGACAATGGAATATCTGCATATAGCCTGTGGGTTACTAATATCACTATTTTTCATTTATCTACTAACTGAAGGGGATCACAAATGAGAGGAAGCAATAAGATGATGCGGAGGGGCGGCAGTGAGTGGCATCGAGAGATGGAGGACGACGATGACCATACGTGCGAAGGTGAGGGTGATAGCGATGGCACGAATAAATATTCTTGGAGAGACCCGAACAAGATCAAAGTCGTATGCGACATTGCCTTCGATACGCTTGAAGTGGACGATATAGATTTTTATAGGTATATGTACACGCTGGATGGGTGGCACTATTTCCGACATACATTGAAAGGCTACCTAAGGACTAAAGAGGTATAAACTCATTTGATAGACCGCACATTAGTGTATCATTTTATGATTTGAATGTGCCTATTAGTGCATGATCTATCTACAACCCATAAGGATTAGTATGGCATACAATAAATTTCATATGAATAAAACTAATAATATTGGAGTCTTTAAAGGTCTTATAAGATCTTATAAGATCTTATAAGATCTTATAAGAAATCATATATATATACTAAAAGATATTTCTTAAGATCTTAAAAGCTCTAAAGAGACTTGATTGTACCAATAATATTGTATGATTGCAAACCCTTTAAAGGGAGTATATAAAAATAGATTCATTCTAGGGGGTACTAGTAACGTTAAGGATCTTATCCTTTCGTTATGAGCTTACTAGTTTGACAGAGGTTAATGGGACATGATAGCGTTGTCTAACATTCGAGACGCTCTACAACAACTAGGATAAACAAACATGAAGATTGATACCGAAGCAGACTATGTACTTGAGGCTTACTGTTCGTCGTATGGAGTTGAAAACAAAAAGGAAAAGAATGTCCTTGCTTGTATCGCTT